AGATTTTGAAAATATTGATAGATATACAAATTGCGGCCAGAACCTGGAGAATAATTAAATAATTTCAATACTTCTTCTGGCCAATCAATGGCATCTCCAAGACCTGTAGGTGACCATGGAAGATGTACTTTTACGTTATCAGGATATGTGAAATAATGGTTTAAAGCTTTTTTTATTTTCATTTTAATTGTTTGTTATTTTTTAATTGTTTGAGCACTTCGATTGTTTTTTCTTCGCCCTCATATGGTACTTCAGTCATTTTGTAACCGTGCAGCACTTTAAATGAATCGTTCGCCTCGTTGAATGACTGCCAAAAATTGTTATTTCTAATCGTACTATCTGTTGACATATTTGATTGATTTTTAATCATGCTCCAACTATTATATATGTCAGCAAACCACCAAAACGGCGTTGTATACCCGTGCTTGTATGCTCTATACGTTAGCTCTGGATGATCTCCGTGTCCTTTGTTGAATACACGATTATGTAGCCCAATTTCCATCAACGCATCTCTTGTATAAAAAGAAAGAGCACCGAGTATGTTTGGTGTTAATATAATTTTCGTTCCGTCTGGGTATTCGATAACTTTTTTATAAACCGGTTGTAAAGATGCATCTAAATTTTCACGATTCGAAAATCCAAAATTAAAATGACAAATTCCTGTTGACTTGCTCGCATTGATGTAATTCAAAAACACCATCGGATCCTCGATTAAAATGTCATCTTCTAAGGTGAAGATGTAATCACATTTTTGTTCGATAAGATATTTCATCGCGACATTTTTTGATCCACCAACTTGTATTTTTTTGGGGTTGTTTATAATATGTGCTCCTTCTATATTATCGATTTTATTCCCATCATTGACGATGACTATATCATCAATATAGTCTGGCATGGTCGCCCATAATTTTTTTAAAAACTCTGGACGATTACATGTAATGATTCCTATTCCTATTTTCATAATTGATCAGCCTTCATCATTCATTCTGCTTTTTATATCATCGTCAATACTTTTCATAATGTCATCAAAGTCCAATGTTGGTATCCCGTTGGTCTGTGACTTATAAGGAGATAAAGCATTAAAAAGATCCGTCAAGTCAATTGACTCTTGTGGTGTATAGAGATTTGATATGTTTATATTGTCTGGGTCATTTTCAAATGATTTGAACATCGCATCAGATGTCTGTACCGAAATGCATGTGTCATCATTATCAACAAGGATGCCGTCTAATGACTGTGGTATTTCTAAGCCTGTTTTAACAACGTCGGCGTCGGGCTGCAATAAGTTTGTATTCATGTTTTGTAAAATTAACTAACTTGTCTATATATTTCAACTAGTGTTTGAAGTATTCTTTGTTTCTTTGGTGCTTCCTCTGATAGCTTATCAACTATTTCTTTGAAGGTCTTTTCAATATCAATAGGATCAAAATCTTCATCGATATCATCGAGCGTAATAGTTCCAGATGATTGATACTCAAAATTCAATTCAATAGGTTTCAGTGCTGATATTTGCGATTGCATCAACTCAATATCTGAAACAGAAAGTTCTTCATCTATCTGTATACGAATGAAGTTATTTGCTATCGCTGAGCGATATTCAGCAACATTCTCGCGTATAGCCGAACTTTTAAATTTCAGATGCTTTGGTGATATTTTATTTTCTATCGCTCTTGCTTTGCTTTCATTGATATCAAGCACCCAAATATACTTTGGTGTGTATGCCTCTCCCCAGCTCAATTCCATTGGAGATCCCACGTATATGATGCGTCCGTTATCATACTTCCTCATATCAGCCATGTGAAAATGACCTGTTAATACAAGAGGACATAATGACAAAAGTTTAGAAGCAGACTCACCATGTTCACACACTTGTCCTTCGGATATGGTAAAGCTAGTTATTTCAAAATGGCCGAACATGATGTCACACTTGTCTACCGTATCCATATTGGTAGCCCATGGGACAAATGTTATTTTTTTGTCGTTGTGTGTGATAGATGTGGCTTCCGATACGACATGGATATTCTGCCACCCGGTGAGGATATTCAATGAGTTGACATCAGACCGATCCCGATAAAATGCATCATGATTCCCTGTAACTAGGATAATATTAAAATCTTCAAGAATCTTGAAAAATTCAGATGCGGTGTGCATTGTATTGACACACACTTCTTTTCTATTGTGAAAGATATCACCGCTAATAACAATGTCTTTGATATCTAGAAGCTTATACGTCTTGGACATCCATCTGGCAAATTCTAATGCCAATGTATGCCATAAAGTGCTGTCTCGATAAACACCTAAATGCAAATCTGCAATGACACCGATCCGATCAGAATTAAATTTCATCATCATTCTCTAGTCTAGTGTCTTTGCTATCATCGTAAAAGCTAGCCGTATCATTCTCGTAATAGAATTCATTGCTATCCGATTCTGCAATCCGCTGGCGTCGTGTTTGATACCAAGCTTCATCGTTTGCCAAATTTGCAAACTGTTCTTCGCGGTATGCCTTGAGCGTATTTTGATTTTGTTTCTCTTTTTTAATTCTGCCAATAAAAGTATTGATAGCAATCTTGGTGAAGTATGAAAATGGGTTACCAATTTTGATATCATATTTCTTTTTTGAGAGAGCTGATATCATTCGAACAACAGCATCGCCAATCATTTCTTCTTTATATGAATAGTCTTTGAAGTTGGGAAGAAACCCAATTTTAGTAGCAATCTTTTGAACCATATCGCCAAGGATATGCGGAATCTCATTTGTTTCGTCTTGGTAGTACGCCAAGATTGCATCATGAAACTCTTCCGGTTTTACGTAGAACTCTTTGTTCTTTTTTGCTGGTTTCTTCTCTGATGTTTCATCTTCAGACTTCTTTGATTTCAATTTTTTCATGGCTAATTTTTTCCTGCTTATAGAGGGATATTCTCTGTTGCAGATGTTTAAAACTATAGCGGGTATTGTCTGCAAAATCAAATAAAATCATTTTTTCTTTGCTATGATGTAAACGACTACCTCTACCAATCGATTGAATGATGCGAATTCTTGATTTACCTCCGGAGCAGAAAAATACATAATGTAAGTTATTGATACTGATCTGTGCTAAAAATAGACGACATTGCAATGCAAATTATGTTGTCTTTCTCTTCCATCATCTTTTGCACCTTTTCTCTTTCTTCGACATCGACTTCACCTTCAATGAAGTAAATTTCTTTCTCGTTATTAACATCTAAAGACTTTGCTATCTCTAACATTTGTCTACCATGCTCTTTGCGATTGACAAGCAACAAGCTATTTTTCTTTAGCTTGTTTGCAAAGTTACACATCAATGTATTTCTGAAATGGTTTTGGATTAGCCATTCAGTTTCTTCAAGATATGCTTTGTTTGGTTCTTTAATATCTACGACGATATGAGGTGGATTTTGGTGCTTAATGAAAATGATCTTAGCGATCACATCGGCAATCCATTCATCGCTTCTCATTTCGTGTGCTTCGACTTTAGATAGCACAGGACCTATTTTACCAAGTAATGTCCAATAGTCTAGCTGTGCATCAGGTAGTGTCCCAGTAAAGCCATATCTGTGTATAGTCTCAAATTCATCGATGATCTTCGTGGATGCATTATCTTTTTTTAACGTATGCACTTCATCAACGATGATCAAGCCTGTATTCTTTTTCAGGTACTGCACTATCTCTTGTTGGCTTTCAGAACGAAGAATTGCTTGATTGCAAACTATGACCTTGCTTGTTGAATCAAATTCAAAACTACCAGACCATTTGCTGCATGAATACTCCAAACCGTATTTAAGAAAGTCTGCATGTGTTTGATTGACTAACCCAATATCTGGTACTAATATTAGAATATGCTTGCCATCTAGAGGATTTTCATTCAGTATCGTCTTGATTAACGATGCCATTGTTAAAGTCTTTCCTGTGGCAGTCGGCAAGACAATAATTCCTCGTCCTCTTGGTACCGCCAATTCAACAGATTCTTTTTGATATGGTCTCAGTTCGAATTGATCAAATGCTAATGCTTGTTTATTTTCTTCAAATTTAAATGAAGGTTTAAGAATGCTCTTTACTTTATCATCTAGAGATACACTAACAGGGAATCCCAACTGAGAAGCCAATTTAACTAGTTCAGGAACTAGTCCGATATCAACGACTCCTGCTGAGGTTATTGCATACGTTCTTGTTTTCTTTCTTTGAAATTTGCCACCACGTCGAAGAAACAATTCAGTCTCAACCGATAGTTGTTCTCTTATAATATCAAAGGCATCCGAGTGCAATACTGCTTTGTTATTCTTTTGGAATGTAAAATTCAAATAAGCCATTAGGTGAGTTCAAGTTTCATTATCTCTGTAACATTTTTGATGTCGTTAGTCATATAGCGGAAAATAGATTCAACATGCTCAAGGTAGTCGATTATGCTTTTTTGGTCTGCGATATCGTCGTTAATCTGTTTCATTTGAGGCGACGAATCTATTTTGGTTTTCATTGCATTATTGCTTAGCTGTATGTCAGTCTTTTCTTTCATACGCTTTAACGCTGCTTCTACTAATTGTTCTTTTTGCTGCTCTAATTGATATAAGCTTCTCTTATGAGCAATGAGTCTTGATACCCATTTGTGTTTAATTGCCGGCAACCTCATTGCGACATCTTTGACGTTGAGTTCATCAACGTGTGCATCTCTTGCTATTTCTTCATCATATTTTGCAATAATATCCATAAGTATAAACGTGGGATCGAAATTCTATTTAGTATACAACACTATCATCGCAAATGCAAATATTATTAGCGAAGATGGCAATACAACTTCAACTGCGGGTGTTGGTGTTAAAGGTGATTATGCACCAGGCGATGCGAGAATGCCAAAAGCACTCTTTAAGGGTAAAATGTTCCGACGCCAGAAAATTAAGGGTGTATTAGAACCTAAAAAGATGTAAGTCTTTGGGTATGCCAAAGAAGATTTCAACTAGTGCTGCGAAAGCAAAAGGCCGGCGCTTGCAAGATTATGTTCGCGATTCATTCCGCGCGATACATAAAGAGCTTGAAGATGATGACATTAAATGTGCGATCATGGGTGAGAGTGGAACAGACATCAAAATGTCTCCAGCAGCAAGGAAATTGATTCCGTTTGACATTGAATGCAAAAATCAAGAGAAGATGAATGTATGGGCTTCCATTAAACAATGCGAAACCAATTGCAATAAAGACCGCATTCCGCTATTAGTATTCAAGCGAAACCATACAAAACCCTATGCATGCATTGAATTCGAAACCCTCCTACGGCTTATATCGAGGACTTCAGATAATAACAGTCAAGGAGCTAGTCTGCAAAAGCCAGAACAAAATACTTAATTTTTTAGACGACTATGGGATTAATGAAAAAAGTCTTCAAGGTGATATTAAAAAGATTGTTCTTCATTGCTGCTTTGAAACTATCATAGATTTATTAAAAACTAGTACCACAACATTGATCGTGGATAATGGGCCTTTCAATAATGAAAGCATTGCTAATATCATAGGTGATTCCAAAGCCGACAAATGTCTTGACCAATTAAAGAAGGCATTACAGAAAATTTTTAAGACCAAGTATATTGCGTATGAAGGAGAAATATCTTTAAATGATATTCCAGGGGAAATTATTGAGCGACTCCAAATCAATAAAAAATTTAATTTCAAAATATTAATTGAATTTTTTGATAGTCTTTCCCTTTCTGGCCTAAAGCGAAAGGTGAACGACAATTTGAGTGTGAGATGTTCCCTGTCCACATCATTTAGTAAATAATAATGAAGTATTCATTAAAAGTTTGTGAAATTGTGCTCTCTTTGCAATTATTTTTATTTTTTAAAATTTATTTTTTAAAATTACCTTGCATTTAAAAACGCGCTTGCGTAGTTAGAAATAGCTAATGGATAAGTGCTTATCTGGATTAAATTGAAAAATAGGATTTAAAAAAGAGACAAAGAAAAGAGAGCCAAAAAAGATTTCAAAGCATTTAAGGCATACTCTGCTCAATTTGGATAAATATTTTTATGAGTTTCAAATTCAATTCTCTTATAGAGGAAATTTTAAATACCCTTAATGAAGAACTAGGTTCCGCACTTGAATCCCCAGAAGTGACGTCTGCGAAGAAAAAAGCTTCAGAGCTCGAAGCAGCAGCAGCCGATGCAAAGGTAAAACAAAAGGAACTAGAAGCAGCAGATGCTAAAAAGAAAGCAGAAATTGTTAAACAGAAGCTAAGCAGCACACCAATATAACATCATGTCTACTTTCTACAAAACTCTAAGACAACTTTGCATTGAAAATGTAAACAAGATTTACGCAGAACAGGAAGACACTGCATTGCCTGGAATGCCTCCTGGAACAACACAAGGAGTTGAATTACCTCCAGACACAGCAGATCAAGAAAAGAGAGGAGTATACAATGCTTTGCAAGTAGCAGCAATGGGTCTTTTATTTGATCCTACACATGTATCAGAAACAGACAAGGCTACACTATCTCGTTTGGCAGAAGAACCTTTTAGTGATTCCAATTATAGAACCATTGAAGGTATTCTGAATAGTTACCTCGATTAATCCATTACTGGAGTCAATCCAGTCTTGAGATCGTGTTCAGCAGGACATAGTGGTAATTTTTCTACAGACTCCATAACGATATCGGGTGCAACGATATCACCAAGCGATAGTACAGCATCAAGTGACACATCAGAGTTTGCTGTGGATAGAACTGGATCTCCTACAGTCAAAGAACTAAAATCAACCCCTTTGAACTTTTTGGTAATGTCAGGAACATACGCTGCAGGTTTAGCTAG